AAGATGCATCTCCAAAAACTCTGTAGCTTGGTAACCCATCTCTTTTTCTTTTTGGTCCTTAGTTCTGGTTTCAGGCGTGTCTATGCCCGCAAGTCGAACACGTTCTTTTTTGGTAAGATCAAAGCCAAGATCAATACTTATATCTATGGTGTCACCGTCAACAATTCTGTCTATAGATTTAACAAAATAAGTGTACATTATGCTCTACCTCCAACATATCCACCAACAACGCCAATAATACCTGTTAGGCTCATTTGAAGTAAAGCAATTATATCTGGATGTAACTCGCCACCATGTTCATTAGCCATCTTAAATTCGTCATAGATTATAAGGCCAAGTATGGACATAAGACCTATGACTAAGATTAACATCGTTATGTCTTTCATGTATGGCATTACTTTCTCCTAGTAAATTGTTTGTAGCCTTTCACACCAAATGAGGCTGAAATTGCTATACCCAAGCTGTAAAAATACCAGTCCGGTGCCTTGTGAAGCTGCTCAAAACCCCTGTCTACAAGGCCCTCGGCACCCGGTATGAAGGCTAAAATTAATGGTATACTTAGCACAATTACAAAAAATTCGTCTTTCCATGAACTTTTAGAATTTTCTGCCATGATCCGTTCCCAATCGGCAACAGACGTTTTTTCTGACAAAAGTATTTTTGCTTTTGCTTCGGCTTCTGTAAGTTTTAACTTCGCTTCTGCGGCCTGCTTTGTGGTCTTTGCATCCAGCCAGCTACTCGCCAAACCCGCTACGGGGCCCAATAATTGTCCTATCATGTGTTTTTACCCATGTTTGTGAAACCATAGTAAGCTCCGACTATAGCCGCAATCGACACATAGTAAATGTTGCTCATGCTTGCTAACATTACTGAAGCTTGCGGAAGCTCCATCCACTCTGTAAAAATAACGCCAAACGGAAAAACGAGCATACCAGTAAGGCTGAACCATGCCATTCTACGCTGTGCGTCTCTTTTGGCATCAGAGTCAATCATGATCCTACGACGATCCTCAAGCATTATTTGGCGCTCTTCGGGATCTATTTTTCCGTTGTCGTTTAAGTCGTACTTTTGTTTGGGCATCTGCATACTCCTGAATTATTTGTCTATTATACCCTAAAATGATTAATCGTCCATTCTTATCATAAGCTGCAAACTTTTTGCCTCTTTCTATGATTGTTGGGCGTTCACTTCGAGGCAAGCTACCTTCATCGAGTTGTGTGTCACTAGTATTTTTGCTTTTTCTGCCTGTGCTAGACATTGCTCTTTATCCGAATAGGTTCCTATTTGGTAATAGTGCAAGTTATCTGTGTTTATAAAGTGTAAAAAAATTAATACATAAATCATGGAAAATAATCCCTTACATCAATCCAACCCATATAGTGAAGGTAACCAGCCGCTCCTACAAACGTAAATATAAGAAGAACAACTATACCAACGATTGTAACCATTAATTCTTGTTGCGCGATTGCATCCCTTCTTGCTTGCGCTTCTGCTTCTCTTTTTTCTTGCAAGACTTCCCGTCTTATTTTGAGCAAAGTTTGCCAATGTGACGGACCCAACGTTTCAGATATGTATTTTTTTAGTTCCTCTTCAGCTTCAGCGGCCTGTCTCAGTTTGGCAAACCTTTCCATTGCAATAGCGTTTACATTTTTTCCGCTAACCCCTTTCTTCTGTAATTTCTTTTTTGCACTGTCGGTTGCATCAAAAAATTGCCCAATCTGCTTGGACAGACTTGCAACAGATTTTCCGGCGGCTAGTCCGGTTTTCAGTCCAGCTAATAATGTAATGGGGTCGATTTTTACCTCCCATCAGACATTGTTGGGCGTCTTGCTAGAAACTCTAAAGAGTTTTCTAAGGTCTTCACCCTAGATTGTAGCTTAACAATCGCCATCATATGACTTGCCATCCCACCTACGTCCTCATGGATTTGATCTATATCTTCCCAAATTTCATTATCGCCATCTTCCATATCCTCGTAGACTTCTACAAGTATATCGATCATCTCATCAAGTTGTTCACTGTTTGCTTCTACATCTCTTATTAAGTTTGTTCTGTCTGTAGCATTGTTCTCAACAGTCAAAACGTTCACCGTTTCTTCAAGATTGGATATGGTACTAGCCTGCTGCGCTGTCCACCAGATGAAACCGCCAATTTGTGCGATTACCACACCTACAACAGCTATGCTGACTTTTGGCAGTTTATCGGACATGGTTATTTACCACTACTACCAGAGGTCTTTTTCTTTTTACCCAGCTTACCAATTGCCTTTCTTGCAGCCGCTGCCCCAGCACCCGCTGCCACTATGCTACTCGCACCTTTACCCGCAACCGCCTTGCTCATCGAAGCGCCAAGATTAGCACCCGCTACTCCAGCCAGTAAGTCTTTGTAATATTTCATATCTGTAGCCATTACTATCTCCTCATTTTAAGTAATTCACGCTGCATCGCAGAATCTATGCGCTTGTCTGTCTGACGTTCCTGTGACTCCAACCGCTTGTCGAACTGCTCGGACCGCATCGCTTGATTCTGTGCATCCAACTGCAACTTCGCCTGATCCAATTGATTGTCCGCCTGTGCTTCCTGCGCCTTCTGCTGTAGCTCTGCCTCTTTGAGTTGTACCAACGGATCGGGCCCCTGACCAGATACCTGCTGTGACAACTGCTTGACCTGCTGCATACCCTCGGCAATAAACTGAGCAACCAACTGCTCCATTTGCAATTGCATCTGAGCCTCGTCCATACCCTGCCCTTGTTGAGACATCTGAACCATAGCCTGCTCCTGCGCCGCCAACTTTACATGCTCCATAACATGCTTCTGTAAATCCATGGCAACCTTCGGAATCTGTGCAACCAACGGCGTAGAACCAAAAACCAAGTGCGAAATAATGTGAGCCTGATGATTCTGACCCTCAAATGCCGTCAACGGCAACATATCCATAGACGCAATGTTTTCTGACGCGGGGTCCACGGGCTGTGGATCTTCAGTCGGTGGCGATTTGAGTATGCGATCAACGTCCGTAACGCCCATCGCCTCGTACATATCCCGGAATACCTCGCCCATATTGTGTAGTTCTGGTGCCTGTGTAGCCAATTGTAACTTGGTTTGCGCCAAAACTATACGCTGAGACTGACTAAATACGTTCGGATTGCTAACAGGTACAACATCTACCCGATCATCAAAGTCCTCGCGCATTATTGTTTCGTCTCCGCCCGCTACAGAGTAAGGATATTGCTGTGGCAGGCTTTCCGACATTACCCGCGCCAAAATCTTGAATTCCTGACGCATCGCGTAATGCAATCTCTTATGAACTGCGCTCATGACCCGTGAGCCTTGTTCCATCATTGCTATTGTTGTACCGACAGCCGCGGACTGATTGCCGTCACCAACCTTTAAATCCGTAATGGTTGCGAACCGCTGACCGGCCTGAACAACAAAACCCAATAAATTAAATAATGTCTGGTCGGGCCCCTTAAAAGGCAGCGGCATGAGGCTATCCCGAATAGCCCCACCGGGTGCGTCAACGTCGCGAAACTCACCCGGCTGCAAAGGATCGTCATCATCCCTGATCCGTAGTCCGCGGGCTTTGAAACCCGCTGGGAGGTTGGACAACGTACCAGCGTCGATCAACTGTCGCAGCGCCGCCGTGGCGGTTCGGGAGAGACCGCCAATCGTGTGAATCAAACCCAATCCATAAAAACCAAAGCCCGGCAAGAACTTATAGTGCGTAAAATATTGGATCTTCTTCCTCTGTTCGTCATCCTCTAAATAATTACGACGGATAGACAATACCTGCCCATTGTCCAAAGATAACGTCACTACATACGGTATCTTAATGCCCGTAGGCTCACCATCGTCATCAACGTCTTCATAACCTTCCAAGTCCAAATCAACATGACATTCCAAAATCGTACAGTCATAATCTATCTGGTTCGGCTCCATACCCGTAATGCCATCCAGTTCGCTCTCAACCTCGTTCATCTCCTTCTGTGCAGGTATAACGTCAATATCCAGATAAAAACCACTGATCTGACGCTTGCGTAAGTCGTTCAACGACATGCGAACAACCTGCGTAATATTCGGACATGTCTCCAGATCCGAAGTCTCATACGGTACTACCAAGTTTTCAGCAGGGACAAACTTACTTACCGCACGGTCCAGAGTCTCATCAAAATAAGTCTTCTTAAACGTAGAACCAGCCAATGGTAAATAAAACAACATTTGATCCATGTCAGGCGTATATTCTTCCATGACATTGGATATATAATAATTCATAAACTGCTGGACGCGCTGCGATTGATCGTACTTGGCCCGCGTTTCCTTGCCCATAACGACAGTACGCACGGGCCCCGAAGCCGGTAACAATTCGTTAAATGCCTGCGCCTGAAACTGCGTCGCAGCTTCCGCCAACAGCGGATGAGTCACGCCGGAGGCTCCACGAAACGGCTGCGTCCGCTCGTCGTAAGTAAAACCCAACAACTCCAAACCATTAGAATAAGCGTCTTCCCATTCCGCACGACTCGCCTTGTTGGCATCATATTCTTCCATAAGTTCCGACGCTACACGCGAACACTCCCGATCAGCCATGTTTTCAGCCAAATTGGCATAAAAACCGTCGTCCACGCCCTTTTCGTCCTGTGGCTCAAAATCAACAGTGACACCACCATCTTCAGTTTCAGATATTTCTATCTCGCCAACGTTCTCCCCAACAAAGTTGGCCTCAACGACATTCTGACTGTCCGGTAACTCAATTTCCAACTCCGCACGTAAGTCTTCTTCGTCCAATTGAGACGGAACATTCCGGTCCATCATCCCAGCTACTGGTTCTCTAGCCATAGGTATCTCCTAATAATATGCCCTCACTGTAGCAGAGTTTTCCTCATCTTGCCAATCATCTGTTGGTAATTGTACAAAATTACCTTGACGATACCGCATTAACGCCTGTGTCATACTATCCACAAGGTCGTCATGCTCACCATTCGGAAAGGCCGCTACCTCCTCTATCATCTCGTCCGCAAACGTCTCGTCGGGGGCCCAAACCATGCCAGCCTCAAATAATGGCGAAACACTGTGAACCCTCGTCACCTTATCATTACCACGACTCGGTGTAAAATTCACTACCGGAATACCCATGTTCCGCAATTCATGTGTCAACGGCATACCACTCGCCTTCGCCTCCACGATGACGGTGTCGGGGTCCCAGAACTGATACTCGTCAAACGCCATCTGCTTTAACTCCGGAAAATCCCATCGTCCCTTCTTACTGTCAAGTAATATCAAATTCGGCCCACTTCCACCCTCGTTTGGATAAAAAACTCCCCAAGTCGTAATAGCTGAATAATCCGCAGTCTCCCTCTTACTAAACGCCGTATCGTAACTCTGTATCACATACTCCAACTGCGGAACCGTCTGCCTATCCCACCTGCGCCACCACTCGCGCTTAATAATCGCGTTTTCCTCACCCGTAGGATTTTGCTGATACTGCGCGTTCCACTTGCTCGGAGGTATAGAAGCGCGGACCGCGGTCAAATCATCAAGACTCCAAAACTCAGGCCAACACGGAGTCCCATCCTCAAATATTGCCGGTAACTCCACAACTTCCCACTGATCCGCTAACTCATCTTTAGCCATAGCCCTTAAAAGTTGCCCCGTCATATCCTTCTCTGACCAACGCGTCTGAACCAAAACTATGCTGCCACCCGGCTGAAGACGTTGTCGGGGGCCCCCAGTATACCAATCCCAAGCATCATCAAACCCACTACTGCTCATCGCAGTCTGCTCCGAATGCGGGTCATCAATAATCACCAAGTCACCACCACGACCAGCCAAGTTCGATCCAACGCCAACCGCGTAATACATCCCACCTTTGTTCGTGTCCCACCGGCCAGACGCTTTACTGTCCGCCGCCAACTTAACCTCCGGAAAGATTTCTTTGAACTCGTCACTCTCCAACAAGTTCTTCGTCTTACGTCCAAAGTTTACCGCCAACT